AGACCAACCACGTATGCACATCATAACGTTTTTCGGTTGCATTTGCAAGGATAAAGGTGTATCCTGTTGCAACTATTAGGTTTATTGGTTATCGCTCAACATGGCAGTTGAGACGGTGACCAGCAAAGGTAAGATCAATGGCACAGCGTAAGATACCGTCTAAGGTACGCACAACAGGTGCAGGTAAAAGTGTATCTAAGCGTGTACCGAAAAAGCAACCGTCTGCACCACTGTCTGCAACGGTACGCGAGTTACAGCAGCGCACAAAGAACTTGCTGGTGTTACAGAAGCAACTGGCACAGGCACAGCGGTCTGCATCGCGCAGCAGGAAACCGGACAGTATAAAAGAGTCACAGCGGTTTTTACGTGCAGCAGAAAAAGAGTTCAATAAAGAGTTACGGCAAACAGTAAAAACAGCAACAGCAGCAGAACGTTTTATCAATGTTTTTACAGGCAGAAATCGTAAGGTAAAACCAGCACAGAAAGCTGCTGTTACTAAAGCTAAGAACATTGTACAGGCTAGCACACCAGTTGTAAAGCGTGTACCAAAGAAAAAGACTGCAAAGAAAACCAGCACTAAAAAGACAAGCACAAAGACAACCAAACCTGCAACAAAAACTGCAAAGAAAATTGCAAGGAAACGCGCAGCTAAAAAGGCAGCAGGTTTACCGGCACAGGTGGTTGCACGTTCACAGATACTAAAGACACCGCAACCGGTGCCGAAACCGATTGTACTAGCTGTGCGGGAAGGTGAAGATTATAACTATCCACTTGCACCGAATGAACATACAGGTGTAAGGGTTAGGAAACACACGTCTGACGTGTTCATATTCAACACGCTGGAAGAAGCGGTTGAAGCAATGGACACTTACACAGAAGTAGATGATTCGGACAAAGAAGTTGTAACCATAGCTTTCAGACCAAAGGCAAGTGGTGCAGAAATAGATGCACAGATTAGATCAATCAAAGCTGGTGAACGCAGACGTTCACGCGCAGAATGGCGCGAGAAACAGAAGAAAGAACGCGCAGCAAAACGCGCAGATAAAAAGCGTATACGTGAGTTAGAAAAACAATTGAAGTTTGAACGCAGCAAAAACAAGAAAGGTGGTAAGTAATGGCAGCAGCAAATAGCGAACGTTTCAATCCGGTTGTAGGTGAATGGTTAGTTGCATTTGAAGGTGCAGAGAACAAGGATAGATTTATGGTTGGTCTAATGTGTTCTCTGATTGACAACGTTGGTGATGCGGTTGTGATGCAGTGCATTGCAGACGCGGTTGTATTCGATAAGAAGGGTGCAAGGTGATGGCAATGGCATACATGAGTGTTATAGGTGCTTGTGGGTGTTGTGGTGATCTATTTGCGTTCAATCCATTTCACGTTCCTAGTGTGCGTGTGTTGGGTGAGAAACAACCGATATGTGCAGAGTGTATTGCAGCAGCTAATTTAGATCGTTCTTCACGCGGAATTGAATTGATAGAAATACACCCATTAGCGTATGAAGCTGAAAACGTCAACTAGCAGTGTTCGTGCCGGTATCATCTGGTGCACTGCACTGGTGGTACTGTGCGCATTGTTAGTGTTGGATGGGTGCAGACATTCCATGCTGGTTATCAATGCAGGAATAGGAAACAAAACAGCAGCGTCATTAGGTGCAAGTCTGACAGCAGAAGAATATTGTATTGCACTGTCTACAACTGGCATTGTATTCAGAGGCAGACCAGCACCGAAAGTATCACAGGAACAACAGGAATTTTGTGACACAGTAAAGGTGAGTAAACGCAAAGGTGAGAAAACAGAATAGACCGAAACCAATCTACACTTTGGATGCGGAAACAGACCCATTCTTAGAAGGTAGAACACCAGCACCCTTTGCATGGTGTGTTTGCCGTTTATCGGCAACACCTAGCAGGGGAAAGTTCGTGCATGTTGTTACATGGGGCAATGACTGCACCGCGCAGATCGTGCGCGAGTTATATGATCTACCAGCAGGCATTGTGTATATGCACAACGGCGGCAAGTTTGACGTGAATTTCCTTTGGGATTATATAGATCACACGCGGGAAGCTAGTATTAGCAATGGCAGGGTGATTGTGTGTTACATAAAGTGCAGTGATGGCTGGCACGAAATAAGGGACAGTTACAAGATATTCCCTGCACCGCTAGCTAGCTACAGTAAAACCGAAATAAGTTACGGCAAGTTTGAAGCTGGTACGTGTTACGAAATTAGCAGCAGGAATGAAATTGTAATACGCGAGTTATACAAGGATGAAATTGTAAGTTACCTGAAAGATGACTGCGCATTTCTGCACGATATTTGCAGTGCATTTATTGCCAAGTTTGGCAAAGCGTATCTGACGATTGGAAGCTGTGCAACAGCAGAGTTGAAAAGGTTCTACGATCTTGGCAAGAAATTGACACCGGAGTTAGATGCAGACCTAAGACAGTTCTACTTTGGTGGCAGGGTGCAGTGCTTTGAAAAAGGCATCATCAAAGGTGACATTAGAAGCTATGACGTAAACAGCATGTATCCCTTTGTTATGGCAACCTATCAACACCCAATCGGTCACCCATCACCAGACAACAAAAGAACCATTTCAGATGATACGTTTTTCTTGACCGTGGAAGGTATCAACAAAGGTGCGTTTATAGCCAACAGCAGCAGCGGCAAAACCTTTGCTAATACATGGGGCACTTTCAACACCACGATACATGAATACAATACTGCAATAGAACTAGGTCTGTTTGTACCGCATAACATCCTGCGCACAGTTGACTTTCCAGAACACACCAACTTTGAAAAGTTCGTAAGTCATTTCTACGCACAAAGACAAGCGGCAACAGACCGCATGACAACCTTGGATAAGTATGTAGAAGAATGGTATGCCGCAAAGCTAGAAAAAGACTTCAATAAAAACCTACTCAATAACAGCTATGGCAAACAGGCTATAAACCCTGCAAACTACTTTCGTTATAAGCTGACTGACGGTGATACTGATTTGACTTGTGACTGGTGCGCGGGAAAGTATTGCATAGAAGAAGGTTCATATAATGACCGGCAATATGAGTGTGGTGGATGGCACCGTGATGTGTACAAGATTGAACAAGATTTGATGTTCTGGAAAAAACCTAGTCAGCGTGTGACTTTGAACAACGTTGCCATAGGTGCCAGTATCACAGGTGCAGCACGATCATATTTGATGCGCGGAATACATGCTGCTGTGCGTCCAATCTACTGTGATACAGACAGCATCATGTGTGTAGGTGAATTGCAGATGCCGGTGCACAGCAGCAATCTAGGTGCGTGGAAGCTGGAATATACCGGTGATAGACTCGCGGTATACGGGAAAAAAGGTTACCATTTATCTGCATCTGGTAAGTCACTGAAACAGGCATCGAAAGGTGCACAGCTAACCGCGTCTGAAATTGAACTGGTTGCCGCTGGTGGCGTGGTGCATTATGTGCAACAGGCACCATGCTTTTTACTAGGTGGAAATGTTGCATGGATTGAACGCAACATTAGGATGACATAGCATTGTACGCTTGTTTGGTTATTTTGTAAACTGCCCTTTATACCAGCTTGCAATCTATAGAAAACAGCAGTACACTGTTTACGTTGTATCCTTTCTGTGTTACAAGGGCCTGTAACTCTGCGCGTATAATCGGCGCGAACCACATCCTAAAAACCAACATCATAAATGCGCATTTGCGCGTGTGGGAAAAGCTACGTCTTAGAAGGTGGTTTCGATGCCAGTTACAATGCCGCCATCATTGCGCATATTGCGCAGACCGGAAACACAGTATCTAGTCCACTTTGGTTTGACACTTCAAGACAGTGACCCAAAGGGGCAACAATTTGCAGGTGCACCTGCAATGATACAGGCAGCAGGTAGTGTGTATGAAATTGACTTACATACTATACTCACACCCATAGCAGGAACCATACCGGCATTGCGCACACTGCAATTGAGTGCCACGATGTTCTACACATCGGCATCACCTGTTATCAAAGAATTTTACATCTACAATCCAACAACATCACAGACACTAACGGTGCTTATGCCGCCGGTGTTTGGTTTGGCACCCTCAGTTATCAATTTGAGTGTGCCTTTTTTCATGGATGCCAGTGCACCACTTACGATCTTTTGGCGAGTAGGTTCTAACCCTGCTGTGCTGACAGAAACCACGATCAACATTAGTGCAACAATGTTGACCTACGATGTAGATAGTTATTGGCAGGAATCTTGCAACGCTTGGGCACTAGCAACAGGTGCTGTTGTGCCGCATGATACAACACCGGATTTTGTACCGCGCAAAGCTGGCAACCAGCAGCAGTATGATGTGCTAGCAATCAATGAGTAACAGCGCAACATAACTATAAAGGGACAAGGTACATAAAATGCCACTTGGAATGGATATGCTTTTACAGTCAATGGGTGTAGATTCTGCGCAGTTACAGCAGAACATCAACAATGCGGTTGCACACGTCAAACAGATCAATGAACAAATACACGCCATTGCACAGCGGTTGACACCGATAGAAACAGCACTGGCAGTGGTGGTGAATCACACCACAGTTACCAGTGCAACCACGATGCGCATTGAAGATACGTTGAACCAGATGCGCACAGATGCACCGGACAACAGCACAGGATTTGCTGCACTAGCTGCTGAAAGTTTTCCAGATGCGGCACAGGCAATGCAGCAGCAAATAGAAGGCGAGATAAGCACAGATGCCAGTACCGACAAACCAACCGGATACGTCAACGGAAACGGCAACACCAACTAGCACCGATCTACCTACCACAAAATCAGAAGTACAGGATGACGTGCAATGGCTGGAAGAACGTTTAGAAAAACAGGATATGACGCTGGTAGAAATCAAGCAGGAATTACTAGCCTTGAAAACGCAGCAGACGAACCAACCGGAATTGTTCAGTCAGAAAGCACTGACGGTGCTGGAATCAATACAGCAGTCTTTGAACCAACGGATGACGCGCAGACCGTCTACACAGACGGTGACGGATACCCCATTGACCCAACCAGCATTACCGACACCGAAACCGGACAGCCAACACGCACCAGACGAACACGCGCAGACGCGGGACAGAAACGCGGTACAAGACAAAAGCGTGTTACATTTTCGTCGGCGGGCAATCTAGAGAAATTGCTGCTGTCTGGTCACATGATGGCAGCAGCGTTTCTAAAGACACCAGAATTGCGCATTGATGAAACAGAAGCTGCAATGCTTTCTAAGGCAACTTTGGATGTATTCAAAGCGTACGGAATACCAGAGTTATCTGACAAGCAACTGGCAGCGTCACAGATGCTTATGGCACTAGGCACTGTGTACGCGCCACGTCTCATGTTGATGTACGCGAAACGTCCACAGAAACCGCGCATTGTTTCTGCACCGATTCCCTTCCCTTCTGGTGCTGGCAAAGCGGTACAGGATGCACAGCCACCTATACCGCCACCAGCACAGGCACAGGGACAGGTGGCACAGCCTAACACGTTTGGTGCGGCACCAGCGGCACCACCAGAAAACACCAACGGTTTCATTTCTAGCAGTATGTTTGCAGCAGCAGACAGTGCAGGGTTAGACACGATCAACGCAAGCTAGTGCTTCGCACCGTATACCCTTTTTAGTGACAGTTTGAAAGGTGTTATTTTGATACGTAAAGTACGCCTACCTTCGATAAGCGATAGGCTGGTGCTGATAGGCGGCACAGGCAGCGGCAAAACTGTTGCCGGTTTGTGGCACCTTTCGCGGCAACCTATTGACGGTATGCCGTGGTTGGTAATTGACTTCAAAGGTGATGACAATATCAACAGCATACCGTATGCACAGCATGTGCCGGTTGGTGCACCACTTCTAAATGGTGTCTATATTGTCAAACCTATGCTGCACGAAAAAGCACAGCTAGAAGAAATGTTGTGGCGCATCTGGTCTGACGGTGATACCGGCATCATGGTTGATGAAGGTTTCATGCTGGCAGATAGTGAAGCATTGAACACCATACTTATGCAGGGTAGATCAAAGCGTATTCCTGTGTTCGTTCTTACACAAAGACCGGTGATGTTATCTCGTTTCGTTTTCAGTGAAGCTAGTTTTATACAAGTCTTTCGCGTGATTGACAAACGAGACAAGAAAACCATTTCCGAATTTTCGCCTATCTTTGGTGACAAGGAAACCAGCACCGAAACCTTGCCGCCATTTTACAGTTATTACTACGATGTTGGCGCACACAAACTGGTAACACTGAAACCTGTACCACCTATGCCAGTGATAAATGCAACGTTCCAAGAAAAACTGAAACCAGTTATTGAGGAACGTAGACACATGAGAACTTACCTATAGAAAGGAGTACCAAAATGAACGAAAACATTATTGCTTGGAACGTCACCAATTGGGTAACAGTTCTCATCATTGGTGTAACTGGTTTTTTCGCAATTGGTGCAGCACAAAAATGGTATCAGTCCAGACAGGGATAAGTGCCAGTTACAAAATACAGTTTTAGGGTAGGTGCACATGACACTAATAAACACACGTATTATCTCTCACCCTATGAATTGGGCAATTGTCATTTTGATGCTGACTATTGGTGGAATGTTCGGTCACCTACTACTTACATTCTTTGACCACGAACCAGCAACAGGTGATGGTGCACCAGAAGGTTACAGTGTTGAACAAGCCGAACCACAGCATGGTTACAGTGTTGCGGATGGTGGTTCGCTGGCATCATCACAGTAACTAAACCACAACGTTTTACAACCATTGTACGTGCGTAAATTAGGCACAGAAAGAACGTGCAAAATGAAAACAGCAGCAGTTGCAACACAGCAACGACCACAGATGACGGTGCAACAGGCTAACAATGCTGCACAGCGTCTACTAGTTCAGAACGCAGTAGAAATGACACAGAACATTTACAGTGGTCTGGTGTATCCAACTTCACAGGCTATTTTGAATGTTGTACCGCGCAATGTTGGCATCATAAAGAAGTTTGTTGTGCGCATTACCGCAACGCTGCAAAACACAGGTTTGACAGACGCAACGCTGACAGATTTTGGTCTGTCTAATCTGCTGAAAAATGTTACGTTCTACGATCTACAAAACAACCTGCGTATCAACACCAACGGCATCCACTTGACTGCACTTTCCAGTGTCAAGCGTCGCCGTCCTTATGGTGGATGCAGTGACTACAACCAGACAGCACCGATTGTAACCGCTGCTGGTGGTGACCCACATACCAGTGTTTCGCAGATGTTCAACACGCCACCAGCATCACGGTATGTGTTCGTGGCAGAACCTACTATCGCTGGTGGTGATACCGCAACGGTTGCCGCTGTGTTTGAAATCCCTCTGGCATACAGTGATGATGACTTACGTGGTGCAGTGTTTGCAAACGTGGTCAACACCACAATGTCTTTGCAGCTTACGTTCAATGCTGATAAAGCGTTCAACGGCACCAGTCCAACAGCAGATGATACCTATTCTGTGTACGCTGGTGAAACGGGTTTGTTCACACAGGCATACGTTGACATTTATCAGGTGTATCTTGACCAGATTCCAACGGCACAAGATGGCAGCTTTATTCTGCCACAGATTTCACTGTCAACTGTGTACGAACTGAAAAACACGATGTTTACATCGGTTGCACCGACACAGGATTTCCCTGTGCCGTTCACAAACTTTCGTGACTTTTTCAGCACGTTTACGATCTACAATTTTGATGGCACATCAACCGGACGTGTTGGATACAGTATAAATTACTGGTCACTCACAACCGCGAACTTTACTAACGTGTGGAAGTACACAGCGGACTATGCAAACCTGCTAGCACGTGAAGTGCTTTCATCCGATTTGCCTTTGGGTATGTATTATTTCTCGTTTCGGCGTCATCCAATTTGGACAACGCAATACGGTAACCAGCAGATCAATTTGAACGCAGCAAATGCAACTGGCAGTGCCTATCTGCACGTCTTTTGGGAAGATATGGCATTACAGAACACGCTGGTTGGTTCTGCATCACTTCCCGCTGGTGCCTAGTAAACAGGTTCGTTGCTTGTAATAGGGACAGTAATAGGTGCGGTATTTTATGAGGATACCGCACCATTTTTTCAGAAGGGAATAACACCATGATTGAAAAGATGTTTGGATGGCTAACACACGCGAGTTATGACGAAAGCACTTTACAGGAATGGGTGATGGGTTTGGCACTCATTTTGATAGTGGCTTTCTTGTGGTCTACAGTGGTGCGGCAAGTTGTAGAACCAGCAGCAGAACTAATAGGCGAACACCTAGCATAGTTTGTTGCACAAATCTTGACACAGGAAAGGGTGCAGTTATGAACATTCATTGGTCACACGTCCTACTTGCAATCATTGTTGGCTACGTTCTGGCAATGTATTTTCCGCAAATAGGCGCAACCGTAAAAGCAAAGATTGCAGCGGCATAGTATGCAGCAGTCTAGCGTCATTGCAGCGTTCCTACTTATCGGCTTTATCGTGTTCGTAACTGTGCGCGGTGAATTGCCGGATTATTTCAACGTCTTAGGTGTAGCGAAAGGGTAACGTTTATGCCGTATCTGTTTATCATTATCGGTCTGGTTATGGTAACAGCAGCGGTACGCAACACTGTTGCAGACTTCAATGGACAGTATGCCGGTGTCACCAATCCACCAGACGGCACCAAAGCTGACAGCAAAGGTTTGACCACACTTATAAAGCGAGATTTTACCGGTGACAACAACTTTACTTATTGGGTGCTTTCCATTCTAGTCATTGGTGCGGTTGGTTACATCAAACCTTTGGAACCTGTTTCACGCGCATTTATGCTGCTGGTTATTATCGTTCTGGTGCTGTCAAATCGTGGCGTGTTTGCACAGTTCAATGCTGCACTGGAAGGTACACAGAAAACGCAAGTCAACTAACACACGAAAGGAACCACAAAATGGGTAACCAACTTATTGCAGGTTTTGTAACAGTTGCAACCGCAATCATCGGTGTTGCTATCCTTGCCACACTGGTAAGCAACCGCGCACAAACGTCTAACGTCATCCGTTCTGCTACACAGGGTTTTGGTTATGATCTTGGTGTGGCACTCTCACCGGTTTCTGGTGGCAACGTTTCGCCTACCAGCTTCACAGGTGGTGGTGGTGGTTCGCTGTCCTACTTCTAGGCAGACAGCAACACCATTTTTGTAACAGGAAAAGGTACACAAATGTTTGCACTTATTTTGTTGGTTCTCGCGTTCGTTTCTTTCGTGCTGGCAATTTTCATTCCACAGACACCAGCACGATTCAATCTAAAAGCACTTGGACTAGCTGCATGGGTGCTGGCAGTGATCGTGCAAAGCTACACAAAACTACACTAACGTACTGTGTGCAAATTATGAACAAGAAAGGCACACCATGCTGTTACGCAATTTGTTTCAGAAAGTGAAGCATAAAGAAAACGTCTATTCCTATCACCGTGGCCCTATCTATACCAACGGTGCACAGGAACTAGTGTTTGAGAAGAAATGGGCATACCCTGTTGTTGTAATGCAGGGTGCCGGTCAATATGCCGGTCAATGGGGCACCAGACAAAACCCACAACTGCGCACACATATTGCACTGACACCGGCAACGCTGGAAGGTGCAGGTGTTCGTGCCGGTCAAATCTCGCAACAGGCATTGATGGATGACACCACACCGGACGCAAATCAAAGCATAGGTTACATGTAAGTTTGTAACACCAATTTTGTAACAAGGTGGTGAAGCATGGATTATATCGGTGTTGGTGCAACTATCAAGCATCACCCTTATGTTGCAGGTGGTGTTGCATTAGGTGGTTTGTTTCTGTTGATCGTTCTTATGCGTTCTGGTGGTGGTTCTGGTGCATCATCAAATGCAGGAACGTTGCAGACTATTGCAGCGGCAAATGCGCAGCAGTCACAGCTAGCTGCACAATATGGTTTGCAGCACGAAACAATTGCGTCATCTAATCAACAGGCATACCTTGCCGCACAGGTGCAGAATAACCAATCACTGGCAGCAGCAGACAGTGCACGTTACCAGACAGATGCTAGCCTTATTGCTGCACTGGCAGCTAACCAGTCACAGCAACAGGCAACACAGGCACAACTGGCAGCAACGGCAATGCAGGTAAATTTGCAGGGACAACAGAACTACTTACAGGCAGATGTTACCAACCAACAGACGGCGGCACAGCTTGCAGCTTTGGGTATCCAATCGGATGCTAGTTTACGTGCAGCAGGTATGCAGTATGACGCAACCACTGCACAGCAGAAATTGATGTATGACGTTCAACAGCACCAGATGGATACACAAGCGGCAATGTATGGTATGCAGATCGAATCAAACAACCTGCAAAAGACACTGGAAAATCAAGCGTATATGCACCAGCTTGACACGTCACTGTCTGCCACTGAAAACACAAATGCCGCGAACCTTTCCGCGTACACTGCTGGTGTGGGTTATCAATCCATGTTGGCACAGCTTCAAGCTATGCTGACAGGGAAGGGAATTGATGCGCAGAAAGATGTGATGTTACAGCAGGGTGCAACAGACCAGCAGATGCAGTATTACCAGTACAACTATGCAACACAACAGAGTCAGAACCAGTACAACATTGATAACCAGATCGTGGGTATGGTTGGGCAAGCTGGTTTGAATCACGGTACAACCAACTTAGAAAATGCGTTGGTGTCAGTGCTTGCCGGTGTCATGAATCAACCGGAAATCGGCATAGCTGCACAGCAGAGTGCAGCGAGTCAAAAGGCATCATCTGCCAGTATGTGGTCAAGCATCACAGATAGTATTGCGCGGTTAGGTGCATCGGTTGGTGCCGGTCTATTCAATCCGGTTGCAACGGTGCACTAGAAAGGTTTGGTGTGATCGTGGATAAGAAAGAAATTGTGGTATCAACAGTTGCCGGTCTAGCAGTCATCTTTGTGGGTTATGTTGTGTGGCGGCACGAACAAGTTGTGGGTGCAGAAAATGCACAGGCACAGCAGGAAGCAAACGCACAGCAAATTGATGAATTGAACAACGCTATAGCTTCACTGCCATCTGGTGGTTCTTATGCAGGTGGTTATGGTGGTGGTGCGTCTAATTCATCTGTGCAGGATACTGGCAGCACATCTTTGCAGACACCTGCATACAATAGCACCGGACTAGATAAGATTCTTTCTGCGTTCTATCCCAACATCAATTCACCGGCACCAGCGGTTGACCCATCTACACCGGCAAACAACGGTGCAAGTGGCAACGTTTCTGACTTCATCAATAACATGCTACAGACCGGCACTGCAAAGCAAACTTACAACCTAGTTCTGCCAACTACTTTGCAGAACTATTTGCCGCCATCAAACCCTGATATTTACCACAACCAACACATACTTGCATAGGGTGCCAAAATGAACCTGTTACCCACACTGCCAACCATACCGGCAATGCCTATGTTTCAGCAGACCGTTGACACGCTAGGCAACATCTTTGATGCTGCTGGAAACCATATCGGTGTGCAGGCTGGCAGTGTGGCAGACATAGGTGCGAAAGGCACAAAACCTACCAGCAACAGCAGCACACCAACAGTTGCCGCACCTACTGACCCAACAGCAACGGATTGGGGCAATCTGAAAGACTGGTCAAAGAATCATCCTTTCGGACAGGCAACAAAGGGTGTTGGTGATCTAGTTACAGGTGTGTTGCATCCACTTGATACGGTGCAAAGTTTTATATTCACTTCCAGACTAATCTTTCTGGTGATCGGTCTATTACTTATAGGTGCTGGTTTGATGCAATTCAGAGTGACACAAACGGTTATTGAAACAGGCACCAAAGCTGCAAAGCTAGGTGCAAAGCTGGCAGCATAGTTTTAGATGGCGCGAAAGGGTGTGCAATGACAGACGAAACCAACAACGAACTAGACAGCACAGAAGAAATAGTTTTGGTGCGTGATTCTGAAAACACTTTGGATGACTTACCAACCAATCCACCACCACACCCTGCAAAGCTAACCAACGTCACTGGTCTGGTCAAAGATCGTGACGGTGTTACATGGGTGAATTGTGGATGGAAAGCTGTGCTGGTTGGATACGTTGGCGCACCACCTATCTACGTACAAGACGGTACGCGAGTACCTACCAGCTTCAATGGCACCGTTGATAAGTTCGGACAGTTTGCAGGAACGTTACCGGCAAACGATACCATGATTCCACCTAAGACACGTTGGCGCATAACGTTCTTTCCGTTGGCTAGTTCTGCACCGTCTACGTTTGACTTATCGGTGTCTGGTGCCACACAGAATATAAACACGATCATTACGCAGAGTATTGTGCCGCCACGTTTCAAGTTGATAGCTGGCAACTATGGCTATGCAGATATTGAGGTATACCCTGCACCAAAAGCTGGCACACCTGCTGCTAGTTATCTGAACACCACCACAGGCAATTTGCGCATCTGGAATGGCACCACCTTTGTAGACGTTGCGCAGGGTGCTTTACCGGCATACGCAATGCAGGTTGCACCACACGTCAACGCAGGAGCGGTTATCATTGGTGGTGATCCACCAACCACAACACAGTTACATATCAGCACACTAGACACACCAAACCACCTTGTAAGGTTTGCATCACACACATTAGATAATTCATTGTTTGGTGGTTCATTCCAATTTGACACGTGGGACACAGCTTTTGCACGTACTAAAACCATGTTGTTTTTTGGTGATGGTGGTTCGGTTGCAGGATACGCTTTTGTTTTCTATGCTGATACATCATTTCAGATGGGTAGTAAAGTGTCGATTTATGACACTGCAAACGCTGGTAAAATTGCCATCAATTACAACAATGAAGCTATCTATGAAGCTAGTGGCGTCAATGCTTCAAACTATGGTGCACACACTTTCAGGTGTTCACCACTAGGCAATGCGTCACACATTGATGTGGTGAAAATTGCACCCACAAATGGTGGTCAAGTTACTATCAATGGTGCTTTGGTGGTTGGTGCTGGTGCAATTACCGCAATTGCAACCAATGCAAACACCACCTATCTTGACGCCTATGGTGCAGACGTATTAACCAAAGGTTCGCTAATATTTAGATCGGGTGTAAAGGGTGACACAAACCCTTTACCTTTTGTTACGTTTGATGGCGCAACACGTCAAGCAAATTTTGCGCAAGATATAACGTGTGGTGCAGTGCACGTCAATGGTGGTGGTTCTGGTTTCGTTACAACTACACAGCCATTCCTGTATCTGCAAACGGCTGCTGGTGGTTCTGTTGGTGTGCTGAATAATATGTCTGTCAACGGCACGTTTTCTGCAACAGGTGCAAAGACATTCAATATTACCCATCCGTTGCACCCTGAAAAGCGGTTGGTTCATGCTTGCCTAGAAGGTGCAGAGGCAGGTGTCTATTATCGTGGTGAAGCAAAGACAGATGCACGTGGTCTGTGCACCATTGAATTACCAGACTACTTTGAAGCACTCACCAGTGAGACAGGTAGAACGGTTTTACTTACGGTTATAGATACAGATGATGCAGAGGCAGTAAACCCATTGCCGATGCTGGCATCTACTCGCGTGAAAAATGGTGCTTTCCGCGTCCGGTCTGACATTGAATACATTTCTTTCTTTTGGGAAGTAAAAGCGGTACGCAAAGACATTGCACCGCTGGAAGTAGAACCATTGAACACAACAGAATAGGCAGGTGATCTAAATGCAGCTTGCACCACTATATTCAAGACAAGGAAACCTTACCCACATGACAAGTCTTTTGGACGCGCCACGAACCAGAAAAACACCAGCGGCACAGGCAGCAATAGACAACCTGATTGAATACCACCAGCGGCAACGGGAATACAACCAGTCAATGAACACTGGTTCTGACACACCCAAAAGTGACAACAAACCGCGCACAATAAAACGAGATAAAAAGCGCAAATAAATGCACGAAAAATAACACCGAAAAATACAAAATAATGCTTGCAAAAGAGTGTGCCATTTCGGTACACTCTTTTTAGTGGTTGAAACGCAGTCCGAAAGGTGAGAACAAAATGACCGTACTAAAGACATGGAAGCTGGCAAGCAATAAGAACATGACTATCGAGCTTTGCAACGATGGGTATTACTACATGACAAGCTGCAAAGGAACACGGTCTGCACTTGTCAACCGTTTGGATAGTATGACTGCTGACTATCAACTGCGCATCCTGCGCGAAATTGGACAGCCTGAAACAGATGTAAAGTAACCCACTACCAAAGGGTGCAGAACACCGCACCCTGTACCACTTGAAAGGTGAGAACAATGCCACAGACAGTTACAGAAGTAATGATGACAGCCAACAATGCAGCAGTTACCCTAACTAACGCAATCATTCACCTGCGCACACAACCTGCACCTGACCATGTGGCAATGCGTGATGCTGTTACCATGCTGGAAGAACGTTGGGAATTTATCACAGATGCATGGTTGTATATGCACACTTGCAGTGGTGTTGAAAATGATTGATTACCACCAGATAGAATCAGACGTAAAAGCACTGGCAGAACGCGCAGAGTATATGTGCACCGGACAGGGTGCCGTCATCGCAGGTTCCTATGTGTTCGCATCACAACCTATGATGGGGCAAACATACTTCACCGTTGGGTGTGGTCTGCTGCAATCAAATGATGCTGTGAAAACCGCGCAGTTTATCTATAACCGAAAGTAACTAGAAAGGTGATCGAAACAATGGCACGTATCCTAGTGGATGAAGTCACACGCCAACCTATCAAGAAAGGTGACACACGCACAACCTTTCTTGGCGAAACCGTCACCGTCACAAGCTGGCAAGCACCTAAGAACGAAGTATCAACGGGAAGGGTAAACGTCACCTTCCAGAACGGCGGCACCGGTCACTATTACCCTTCTGTGATCTTTGCCGTTTTCACACCAGAAGAAAGTAGCGCATCATGACAGAACAAGAACGGCAAGAACTAGCACAGATCATTGACACCCTTGTAAGTGCAGAATCTAAACTCATGTTGATGTGCGGAAAGATGAAGCTGCACACAATGGCAGGTGCAACCATAGACAGACGCACCATTGACGCGGTTGCAATGGGTGCACAGCACACCGGCAACGCTATTCACAGCCTAGTCAACATCGAAATATAAACCAGAAAAGTGCAGGAAAACGCTTTACATTCCTGCACTACTTCTGTACAGTTATCACAGTCACATAAATCAACCACCTGCTGTGAACCAGCAGAACACTAGAAAGGTGAAACACAAAATGTCTACTACCACCACACCAGCAACCACAGCGTCAAGCGTAGAACTAACCCCTGAACTTCTGGCAGCTTTCGGTGCGCAGGAACAAGTGTCCAAGCAACTGCTGAAACAGGAAATCGGCAAAGTCTACCTTTTCAAGTTCCTTGGTGCCATCCACGAAATGGCAGCAGAAAAGGCACGTAAGAACGCAGACGGCACCAGCCAAAAGCCGATGGAAGTTGCCAACGTCTACAACTATGCAGACGGCAAGGAATATCAGTTGATCGTCAACGCTGTGCTTGGCAACACCCTGCGCGAAACGTACCCAAAGCACACCTACATTGGTTCCACCTTTCGCGTCACACAGCTTGAAGTGAAGTCATCGCGTGGTGGTAACAAGTATGCAACGTATGACATTGTGCGCGGCGAAATGAAGGGTGTCAAGACACCAGATGCAGTGCCGTATGTGGAACCAGAAATCAAGACACCGGCACCGGTTGCTGCACAGGAAAATGCAGCGGCACAGGCAGCGGAAAAGGCACCTGTTGCAGAGGCACCAAAGACACCAGCACCGGCACCGGTTGCTGCATCGAAACCTGCACCGGTTGCTGCGCGTAAGTAGATCAAACCCATTGCAGTATACACAGGCACCCTATATAATGGGTGCCTGTGGTGTTTTAGAAAGGTGATTGTGAACACAAAGATTATAGTCAAGACTTGTCAGAAGCACCGAGCAACAGAAAAGTGCACTCATTATGTCAACGTTTCACGGCAGGTGA